ACCGTCAGATTTGATGAACGATGCGGCCTTAATGCTGTCGGTTATGCCTACCTTTCCAGTGACTTTGATTGCACAGGCAATGCCGCTCCACGGGTCGGTGTATGTCCCACCACCGACAATAAACTTTTCCTCTCCGTAAAATGCTTTATTTGCCGTTATGTTCTGTGGCGTATTCAGCGTTACGTAATCGGTCAATGATTGATGGGTGGTGAGGTAGCCTTTGCTTTCGACCCACGACTGCGTGGCATAGCTATGGGTGGTGAGATAGGATGCGAGGGCTGCCTCGTCAAGCCCTGTCTGTATCGCCTGATTCACCCATTTGGTGCCGTTGTAAACGAGTGTCTGACCCGATGCCGGATTGCTGATTGCAGCATCCAGCAGCTCATGCAGGTAATACACACCACCGCCCCCGGAGCCACCCCCATCCGGATTCACCCCACGGGCCGAAATGAACGAATCCGAGAAAAAACCTTTTACTGACTTGATGGCCCATGTGTTTGGTGAACCCCAATCAACACGCGCTCCGGTGGAATCCACGGGGTACAGCTCATTGCTCAGACCGTTTACGATGGTAAGCACGGTACCGAGTGTGTCCTGTATGCCTCCGAGCGTGGTGTTCTTTCCGCCGCCGAGGTCAATCTTGATGCCGTTGCCGAATGTGATGGCTCCGCTCGCATCCCATGTGATGTTGTCACCAGCGAGCCACCCCGAACCGTCTGTGCGTCCGCCAATATTGCCGTTGGCGAAGTAGAACGAACCGTCCATGCGAACAAGCGATGTGGCCTCCTTGCCGGTCAGTGTGGCCTTCTTTGTGCCGTCGGGGTTGAAGATGTCCTCCATCTCGCCGCCCCACCATGAGCCGATTGTGCGGCCTGCAAGTTCAGGCACATACGAGCCGTTCATTCCGGCAAGCGTGTGCCGTGTGCCATCGGAATCCTTATAGCCCAGCGAAACCAACGTGGAGAGCACCACGCCCCCGATAACGTCTGTGTTCTGCGGCAATGCTTCCGCAAGGTACTTGTACTTGTCAATATCCGCCTTTATCTCCGTATCATCGTATTCTTCGGGTATTTCAGGTATCAAGTCCGTAAAATACTTATCCAGCGGCTTGTCGCCGATGGTAGAACCGATAGAAAGTTTGCCGTTCAGCGTAAGGCCTCCGTCCTGATTGTATTCAAGATACTGTGTGGCACCTGTAGCTCCGAGACGAAAGTAAACCTTGCCTGTGGTGGCGTCACGTCCGAATGAGATGATGGCTTTGCCGTTTAGAGAATAGTGCTCAGCGTTGGACGTGCCCGAGCCTATGCCGCCGAACATCTTTATTGACGGTGAATCGGCGTCAACGGTACTTAATACGATGGCTGTCTGTCTTGTGGCGTCCGTGCGGTTGCCGAGTTGACATATCTCGTCACCCGCCTGCGGCGTGTCGCTGCCTGCCTCGCAGTCGGTGGCCGAAAGCTCGATGTAGCCGTAGTGGTTGCCGCTGTCGTCGGTGCAGGCATCATTGTCAACGGCCGTCACAAGCCTCCAGTAGCGGTGGTTGCTCACCTTGTTGGCCGTGCCGGGCGCGGCGTTGAACACCGCCGATATGGCCTGATCGTTGGCCACAAACTTGCACTCGGTCTTTTCGCCGTCCTGCTCCGACAAAAAGTAGCACCGCCACCCCGTCAGCGTGCCGGAGGCGTTGGTCACCGCCTCAACCTTGGTGCAGACGATGCCGCCCCCGGGAGTGATGTACTGCTTGCCGGCAAGCACCCCCGTCTTTATCACCGTCAGCTCCTCGAACACCGCACGCACCCTCGCATACAGCCGCGCTACCTCCAAATACGAATCCCCGTGTTCATCGATCCCGAAGAATCCCCCGGAAATGCCCGCCAAAAACTCACCCACCTCGAAAGCCTTGTCGGTGGCCAGCTTGTGCGCCGTCCGGTCGTCCTTGTATTTACACAGGAAATCTTTAATAATCCGCAGCGCCGACATCAGGTTGTTGTCAGTGGGTCGTGTAGTGTCGCCCGTGCGGATAATGTCAGGCAATGAAACGGAGTTGCCGATGGAGCGTGCATAGTCGCGCGCATCCCTGATGTCGTCAGTGATTTTTGTCTTGGAGCTCCGGCCCAGCGCATCGCCGATTTCCACCTCCATCTGTGTCGGCAGATTGATCTTGCGGCTGATCTTGGTTATACGGCTGTCGCGGTAGCCGGTGCCTGGGAAATAACGGTCGCTTACCAGCCTGACCCTCCGGCCCACAAACAGCTCGGCGGCGTTATCCTCCACCCACACATGATCGGTCTGCGCCTTAAATACCGTCAGGTCCACATCATGGTCGGCATTGTATTTTTGCACGGCCGCGGCAAACTCCGCCTCCGCCAGGGTGTAATACTCCTGAGGCATGCGGATGTTCCAGGGGATATATTTATCACCCGCTTTCGGCACCAGCACTCCACCCGGCAGCTGCGTTGCGCTGTCCTTGTATGGCCAGATGGTTATAAGCTCAAACTCCCCGGTGTCGGCGTGCCAGTTCGCCTCGAAATAATATGTACCGTTCTCCTCGTCGCCAAGTCCACCCAGATCGCTCCCCTCCTGGAATGAGATGCGCATCACCTTCCCGGCCATCAGATAATCGTCGGGGTTGAATGGAAGAGCGTTGTCCTTGAAATAATACGCAGTGAAATCCTCGCCGTCTGTACCCTTTAGGACCTCGCTGCGCACAGAGCTCACAGTGCCCGTGTAGCGCGGATAGATATCGGCAAAAGCCGCCTCCTCGTAGTGGTCCTTGCGGCGGTAACGGTCGGCATTGATCTCAACATACTTAGCCCCGTCCGGAAGTTGCAGCCTCCGGTGTCCGTAGCTCTCGGCATCGATGTTGCGCGTGCTCCCCATGGGGAACAGGCGTGTGTAGAACTTGACATTACCTGCCGTTGCCGGCTCTATACGGGTCAGGCCGTCGGCAAGCCCGAGGGTAAGCGGCTCGCCGTGCTCGCACCGGCACACGTTGACCGTCGTGCCGTCCGTCCAGTATTCCGTTCCGGCCTTTTCGGCGATCTCTCGCAGAGCCTCGTCGCAATACTTGCCAAAATAGTCTATGGTGATATTTTCCGTCCCGGTCACAGTGCCGCGTTTCCATTCGCTGCCGTTATCGCCGTTAAGCGCACTGACAACGAGGGCCACATGTTCACCCGGAGGTGCCGTCAACGTGAATTCAGCTTCCTGCTCCCCCTCGAAATTTTTAATAACCAGCACATCGCGCAGCAGGCTTTCCGGGCCATACAGCTTTATGCTGTATTCCCATTCCATCGCCGACTTCTGTTTCGGCCGATAACGCTCCGTCATACGGTAACGCACACCCTCGAAGTCAACGTAATCATCAACCTCAAGCCCGGCATACCCATGATGCGTGAACGACATCGACAGCACATCATCACCCTGCAGTTCCGCCGTCTGGCTTGATGAATCCGATGGCTGCACCTCAATCCGCAGCCCGCCGTTCCGGTCATATATCTTTAGTCCCATAACACTATTATGTCACCGTTTAAATCATATTTGAATACTTTTCGACCGCCATTACAGCTCAGGCTTCGGCTCGCGCAGTATCACACGGAAACTGCTGACCTGCATCCCCGTCCGCCAAAGGCTTGTAAGGGGCTTGTAGTTGCCGCTGTCCACATAAAACATCCGCATCTCCAGCCCCAGCGTCGGCACCTTAACCGTCAGCCAGCCGTCAGCGCCCTCCTTGAGCATCTTGATAAATGCGCGGTAACGCCGCAGCCATTCGTCGCGGCCAGGAGCCATAAGGGCAAACAGCAGCGTAACGTCACGCTCGGCATTGCACACCTGCAGTTTCTCCGAGTATTTCACCCCGGGCAGGTCACGCAGGTCAACGCCGACGTGTCCCTTTACCTTGGATGGCGTCATCAGCGACGTCTGGTTCTGACGGTCCCCCTCTTTCTCCTCGGCCAGGAATACACCGTACTCTGTCCACACATCCTTGCCGTTTATCAGCAGCAGCCCTTCAAGCGCACTCTTTCCCATGTCTGTATATCAATTCCAGTTTATACCGTCTCTTTCCATCTTCTCTATAAGTTCCAGGATCTTACCCAGCTTTTCATCACTGTTCTTGGTGTTTGCGGCGATGTCACGCAGATACCCCTCGGCGGCACTCATCCTCGCGGCCACATCCTCCACCCAGCCGGCAATGCTGATCACATGCCCCTGCACGCTCACAAACAGGCCCTCGAGTTTGGTCCCCTGGTCCTGGCTCATGGCGGAATACGAGCCGCTGCGGCCGCTCTGGCCACTGCCACCGTCCTCCTTGTCCGGATTGTAGCCGGTCATGGCGGCCAGTTCGTCACGTGTCTTGATGGCGCCCTCAACTATGGCCTGGTACTCTTTCTGCAGCCGCTCGATGTCCTCGGGGCTCAGGCCCTTCTCCATCGCTGTGCCCCAGTTGTCGTACCACGCCTGCAGGTCGTCGAAATAGAGCTCGCCGATCTTGTTGGATACCATAGCCTTGTAAAACATCTCCGAGATGTCCTCAGCCGCGTCACCGGCGGCATACTCCATGTCGGAGAGTTTGCTCAGGAAGTTGCTGTACATCCCGTCGAACGTCACACCCGTCATGGCCTCCGTCAGCTGGGTCCGCAGCTCGCCGAGCTTACCGGCCTGGGCTATGTAGGCATCCACCTTCTCCAGCACCCGGTCGGCATAGTTGTCCGAATCTCCCGAATAGAAAAAGTCGCGCCACAGGTTCGGCAGCTGGTCACGGAACGCCTTCATATCCTCCGGACTGAGCGAGAAGAAATCGCCGCTGAAAGCATGCCCGATCACCTCCGAAATCTGCCGGATCTCGTCGGCCGTGAACCCGCGGCGAGTGGCGTTCCAGCTGTGCTTGCTGCTGTGGTATTCCGCCTGCGCCCGGATCATATCCATGTAGTTGGCGTTGATGCGCTCCTGATTCTGGCGCGCCTCCTGATATGCCTCAACCGATGTCATGCCTCGGCCGGCGCTTATCGTCTCGCGCAGACTGTCCATCGAGGCCTCCAGTCTGCCGTTGGCCTCCGTCAACCGGTTCAGCGATGCCTCCACCTCAGCCTCGTTTCCGTGCGTCTGGAACAAGCCGAACGTCACCGTGTCAAGCACCTTTCCCACGCCGCCCACAAGGGCCTTTGCTGTGTTAACTGCAAAATCCCCGCTGAGCACATCGCTCAGGATGTTCGCCGCCGCCCCTGTCACGGCATCGATCAGCGACACCATGAAGTCCGACAGGCCGTCCTTGAACACATCCAGCAGCGACGCAATCCAACCAACCACGGGGGCGTTCTCGAGCTTCTTGGCAAATTCCCCGAAGCTCTTGCCTATATTCCCGTTCAGCTTGGCCGCACCTTTACCCAGTTCCGTAAAACCTGTAAGCACACCGCTGGCGCTTCCGGATGCCATTTTTTGCAGGCCACCCAGCACACCGTCCATCCCCTCTTTAAGGGTGGTGGCCGTCTGTGTCACCGTGCGTTTGGCCTCATCGGCGGCCTCTTTCCGCGCAGCCACCTCCTCGGCCGAGGCATCCACCTGTGCCTGGGCGGCATTGAGCGTAAGTTCCGCCGCGGCCGCAAGCACCATGTTGCCGCTCTGTACTGCCGCCTTGTAGTCCTCCTGGGCACGTGTCAGCATCCCGAAGTCCTCTTTATATTGTTCCTGTGCGGCTCGCAGCTCATCCGTGCTCGCACGGTACGCATCAATCTCACGCCCCAGCTGCCCGAAGCTTGCGGCCGTTGTCTCGCCGGCTGCATTCTCCATCTGCCGTAAAGCATCCAGCAGGGCTTGCTGGCTGTCGTGGTCGGCATTCTTGAACTCGTCGGTCTGCACATATTCGCGCACCTCCGCAAGCACCGGCTCGATCACCTCCCGGAACATCCCGCCGAACTCCCCGAACACCACGCCCCATTCTATGTTGGCCTTCATCTCGGCAGTCGTCACCTGTGCCAGCTTCGTATCCCTCTCTCTCCCCAGGCTGCGGCGTTCACCCTCGTTCTGGGCCTTGCGGATCCGTTCCGCATAATCCTCCGCAATGGCAAGTTTCTGGGCCTGGTAGTCGCCGTAACGCTCCACATTTTCGCGCATGGCCGCCCACTCCGCATCATATACCTCACCGACAGCTTTTGAGCGCAGCTGCTCGTTCAGACGTCCGGCCTCCTCCAGGGCTGCCTGCTGTTCGGTTGTAAGAGATTCGCCATGTCCGGCAGTCTTATTGTCCTTACGCCATGAGGCCTCGAGCTTGGCGATCTCGTTTTTCCGTTTGGTGTAGTCATTGTCAATCTGCCGGAGCTTTTTGGCTGTCCCTTCGTCCATGATGGCGATCTCCTCGGCATCATTGCGGCGCTGCAGCTCGAGCAGTTCCTGATGCAGTTTGGTTTCTGCTACCTTCTGACGCTCAGCCAGTGTGGCAGCCTTGTTACCCAAAGAAAAATCCTTGCGGTTAAAAAAGCTCAGCTCAGTGTTGCGCTCCTTTTCGAGTGCGAGCAGTTTGCGCTGGGCCTCGGCCTCCTTATCATAGTCGGCATCGGAATTGGTGGTAAGGCTGTTCTTTTGCCGGATAAGGTCGAGTTCCCGCTGCTGGTATTCGATATTGCGATTGTATTTTTCTTTGATGAGTTCCTGAGCTTTTTTGTTGGCTTCGGCATCACCGCGCTGGGCCTTAAGGCGCAGTTCCGATATCTCGTTGTCCATTTTCTGTTCCTCGACGCTCCATTGGCGGCGGTCGCGGTGCAGCTGCTTCTCCTGGACTGCAATCTCAGAATTGGCCTTGGCAAGCTCATGGGTGTTGTGCAGCCAGTCCTTTGTCTTACCGGCAAGGTTGTCCACGCCGGTCGTTGCCCGGAGAATGTCATTGCCCATCTGGCTAAAATCGGTTTTGGCAGCGTCGAAGTTACCTGTCAGGGCGTGCCAGATGCCTTTACCAAAATTGGTGACAATTCCGGCAGTACCCTGCAGACGGTTGATAAATTGGGATTTGATATACTCCCATAAATCATTTATAGCCTGTTTAGGGTCAGTAAAGGCCTTGGATAAGGCTTTACCCACGGCCATAACCACCTCTTTAAGCTGATCGAGGATGCCGCCGAGATAACCGCTCATACGGGCAAACTCCATCTCGCCCTCGGCTGAGGATGTAAACCATGTAGATACTGCCTGCAGGGCGAGCACGATGGCAGCCAGTATGGCGCCGATCGGAGTGGCTATGAATGCCCGCGCCGCACCGGTCATGCCGTTTATGCCGGTGGCCGCCGCCTGGAGGGACGGTGGCATTTTCGACATGATCTCGTTATAATTTTTTTGACCACCCAAAAGCTTTATAAGCACGGAATCATGCTTGCGGGCACTACTCTCGGCCTTACTGTTATTGGTCTCGGCAGACGTCCCCAGCTCATTATAACGTGCCGTCAACTCTTCGAGGGTGCTTTTCTCTTCATCGAGTTGCTGCCGTGTAGCCTCCAGTTTGTTCCTGGCGGCGAACCATGCGTCACCGGGCGCGGCATTGTGCCATGCCTTTTCGAGCCTTACCGTTTCAGCTTCAAGATCAGAAATTACCTTTTTTTGCTCCTGGATGCTGGCCTTAAGCTCGGCCATCGCCTCCTTCGAGCTGTCAGTAAATTCACGGACAGCACGCCCGGCCTTTTCAACGCCGGGCGTCACGCCGTCTTTCATAAGGAGTTCGAGTTCCACCGGTTTCATTTCGTGCTCTGTTTTTATCGTTTAAGGCTGCTTGCGAACAGGCCGGCCACCTGGGCCGCCTCCTCCTCTGCGGTGAGTTCCGCGCCACCGGAAGCCCGGTGGCCGTTTCGGCCTCTCTCTCCCTCACCCGCGCTCCGGTAGCGAGGGGCATCGCTCAGCATCATTACAAGCGTCTGGTAGTTCACCCGGTGCAGGATGTAGTCCACACTCCATCCCGTCGCCTCGGCAAGCTGCCACACAAATCCGAAGGGGCTATGGGAGCCTTCCCAACGGCTCTTTAACTCCCCCTCGCGTCCCGGCTCAGTCTCGGCCGCAGCGGATTCGTCCGCTCCGCCAATCTGATAATAGTCACAAAAGGGCCTGTGCCCATCATGGCCACGAACCGCTCGGCCGCAGCCAGCAGAAAACGCTGCTCAACACAGTGCCCCAGCACCCAGGCCACCGGCTTCACGAACCGCTCCTTCACCGGCCCCACACACAGCGTCTCGGCCACCATCCGGCACACTTTTCCACCGTGCAAGGCCATGAATCGCATCTGGGCATCCTTGTCCATTGCCGCCAGTTCGTCTGCGCTTACCCCCATCTGCAGGAATGTCCGGGCAAACCTGATCTGCCCGGACAAACATGGCCTTTTCAGCGTCACACGCAGTCTGATTGGTCGCTTAACCAGCGGCAGCCTTATCTCTTTCAGCGGCATCCGTACCCCGGCATCGAGCAGCGCTTCCGCCGCCGCAAGCTCGATGGCACGTCCCGCCATCCCGTTAGGCCGCCCCATGGCTTAGGCTCCCTCCTGGGATTCGTTGTCAGGGGCGTTCTGTTGCTGCATTCCGGCATCCTGCTGCGCGGCCCCGGCAGCTTCGTCGGCTGTCTCTTTGGGCAGCGAATACTTACTGCCGGTGGTCCATTCAGCGGGCAGCGCGTCGCTGTTAAACACACCATAGGGCGGCACACCATCCTCTGCGGGCATCGCCACTTTCAGCTCCACCTCGATCTTGGCGGTCTCGGTAAGCGTCAGCTTCCCTGCCAGATCCGACAGTAACGTGGCGTTGGGTATCAGGATTGACTGTCCGGACACGAGCTTGAGCTCCCACGGGCCCTCCATCACCATCGCCGAGCGCGGCGCCGTCCAGCCGGTAATCGTGTTGTCACTGTTATTGATCAGACGGCCGCCAAGCAGCTGCTGCAGGCTCTCGAAACTGAGCTGTATCATGTCGAACTTCGGCCCGATTTTCCCGTTGCTCTGGGCTATCACAAGCACGGGCGATCCCGGCACCTGTTCTGCCTCGATCTCGGCGGCCTCTGGCTTCACGCCGCCCAGGTCAAACGAGTTCTTGGCGATGTAGCCAATCTTTGTGCCACGGTATCTCACTTCTCCGATACCGTACATAAAATTGTTATTCATCTTTCTTCCTTGTTTTTGTGGTCATGTAAATTGTCATTGCTATCCCTGCCAGCCAACCAACCGCCAGCCCTGTGGCACATATCTTCCACTCGGGCGTCCGGTCTGCTTCGGCGTGCTCTGTCTCCTCGCGGTAGTTTTCGAGCTCGTCGCGTGCCGTGTGGTACAGCGCTTCGTAGTATTCCACGGCCCTCGCCAGGCTGTCGCAGCTGGCCGTCACGTAGATGGTGTCGCCACGCATTTTCACCTCGGCACGGGCCTGGCCGCTGTGGCCGTTGTAGCTCGCTCCGGCCGGCAGTTTAAGGAGGCTGTCCCTCTGGATCGCCATCTCCACCCGGCTCTCCGGGACAGTCGTTGTCGTTATCAGCCGCTTCGTCACCGCAGTGGTGTCGTGCAGCTCTGCCGTTGTAACCTGTTCCGCGGACTGTGTCTGTGTCCTTCTGGTTGTCCCGCAGCTTGAAAAGCACAGGGCAATAGTCAGCATGAGGACAATCCGAAACGGCCTCAACAGCTTTCCTAAGCCGGGCCATTTCCCGTTTGGTCGAGGCCATCTCGCGTTTGGTGGCCTGCAGGTCTGTTCGTGTTGCATTCAGTTCCTCTTTGAGTGGTTTCACAATGTTTTCCACCAGTATCCGCGTGGCGTTCTCCGTGTTGGTGATCCTCACCGTCTCGGCATCGGCTCTGGCCTTTTCGGCATCGGCGTTGGCCTTGCGCACGGTGGCTTTCATGGTGGCCACTGCCACCACAAGCCCCACAAGCCCGCCCCCGAGCAGTATGTTGAGTATCTCGCTGAAATTCATAGCTAACGAGCGTAAACGGATGCTTGCATTGGTTTACCGAGTGACGCATGAATTGCGCTCCGGCGAACCCCATCGCTTTTATTGGTTTTACTGGTTTGTCACTGGTTTATTCCGATTTCCCTGAGCCATGCCTGCACATCGAAACTCGGGCATGCCTTGGCCGCCACCTCGTTGTGGCCGATGATCCGCACCTCCGGAAAGCGGCGGTGAAAGTCCTTAACATACGCCTCCATCGCCCTGAGCTGTGCCGGTGTACGGGTGTCCTTGGGCTTCATGGCTCTGTCGCACCCTCCGGCATACACCACATGGCGGCTGACGGAGTTGTAGCCTTTGGCGCCGTTGGTGATCTCCCACGGGTCGACGTTGGCATCCTCGTTGTTGTCAACCAGGCGCTCCACCTTGCCGTCCAGATGGATCATGTCGGTGTAGCCCACCTGCTTCCAGCCCCGGCCGCCAGCCGACACCGGGCCCAGGTGCATCCGCCTGATGTCGGCGGATGTCACCTCACGCCCTTCGGGTGTCGCGGTGCAGTGCAGTACAAGGTATTTAAGCTTTGCCATGGTGTCACGCCTTGGGCTGGGTCAGGGTTATGGTCGCCTTTTTAGTGGCGTCACTCTGCAGGCTCACCACCACGCTGCCGCTGCGGGCTGCATTCCCCTCGTTGGCCGAGGCAACGATGCTCAGACCGGTCTGGGTTTTGGTCGCGGTGAAACCCTCGGGGGCTGCGCCAACGGTCCATTCGCCGCTCGCCGTTACGGTCACGGCCTTGGTCTCACCGGCTGCCGCAAACACCAGCTCGGTGGGCTGTGCCGTGATGCTCCCGGCGGCAGGCACCGGTGCCTTGAACGCCGGGTTCTTGCGGCCGTCGTACACCACAAACTCCTCTCCGAAGCCTATGTTGGTGTCGGCCTTCATCAGGAGCTTGAAGAAGTACAGCTCCGAGGCGTTCGATATCTTGTCGATCTGGATTACGCTTTCGTCATCCTGCAGGTTTACGGCCACAAACAGGTTGCCGTCGGCATCGGGCGAGCACAATGTGGCCACAATCACTCCGTCAGGCCATGCGGCTACTGTCTCAATGGTGATACCCTTGTAGCGTTTGCGGTTCATCTCCGTCTCGTCCGAGTTCTTGTGCTCGCGGGCTGTGAGCTCGTCGTCGTAGCGGTCGAAGTCATCCACGCTCATAAGGATGCGCAGGTTCGGGTTCTCGCGCATCGCCTTGGGGATGTTCCTGCGGATGTCCGCAAGCACCTCGAGCATGGTCTCGCCAGCCGAGGTCACAACGATGCACTCATCATCCTTGGCCGCCTGGGTCAGGATGCCGTCCATCAGCTCCTCGTCGGTCTCGCCGGAGGTGCCGTTAACGTAGTGCCATCCCAGCTCGAACTGCACCTGCTTGCTCAGGGCATCGAGCAGCTTGTTCTGCGCCGAGGGCGGAAGCTGTGCGAACACAAGGTTACCCTTGGGCTGGAACGGACACCAGATGTTCTCGAACGCACGCGGGTTGAACGTGGTGAACGCCATGAAGTCCTTCGGCGCCAGCTCATGCTCGCTGTAGTTGAAGTCCCCTTTGCTGTCCTCCACTCCCGGATTGGGCTTGCGTTTCTGCAGCATCTTGCCGGTTTTCAGGCGCGGCACGCTGATGGCCTTCTCCACGCCGGGGATTACCATCACCAGCCCCTTGCTCACAAGCTCGTTGCCGGTCGATGCGGTGGTGAGGATCGTTTCAAGCACCTCACCCGTGTAGTTGGTGTTTTTTACTACTATTGCCATTTTCTATGTCAGTTTTTATCGGTTATCGGTTTCGGTTCAGGTTCTCGCGGATCTGGCGCATGCGGCGCTCGAACGGGCCCTCTCCTTTGGGAGGGGTGGCGATGTCCTCCATCACCTTGCGGGCCGGGGTCAGCGCTGCCAGTGCAGCTTTTCCTTCGGCCATGTCGCGTTTCAGGATGTTCTCGAACACGGGGCGGGTAGTGGCGTTGATACGGCCTTCGTTCTCAGCTGCATCAAGCAGAGCTGTGCGCTCGGCTTCGGCAGCAGCTTCAGCGGCGGTTTCAAACTCTCTTACCTTGGCCTCCAGAGGGGCAACTTTTGCGGCCTCCACCTCGAGGGTCTCAATCTCCCTCATCACGGCCGCCTCATCCGCGCAGTCCTTGAAGCGCGGACGTTTCTTGATTTCTTCCAGTTTCATGCTATCTTGGTTTGTCGGCTCACCACCGAGCCGGTTGTTGAATATGCTGTATATCTGTTCGGGGGTGCTGCCGTCTGGCACCGGGTCGGCATCATGGATGCCGTCGATCAGCCCCAGTTCCAACGCCTCTTTGGCATCCAGCCAATGGTCGTTGCCGTCGAAGTAGCGGGCCTTGATTTCGTCTTTCGTGGTATGCAGGCGTGCAGACAGCATTTCGGACAGGGTATCCTCCAGAGCCTCGATCTCAGCGATGCATTGGGCAAGCTCCTTTTTGCCGCCATAGCATCCCCCGCTCACATTGTGGAGCATCAGTCGTGCGAACCGGCTCATGGTGACAGGCTTGCCGCACAGTGCCACCACGGCGGCTATGCTTGCCGCAACCCCGTCAACATAGATATGGATGTCGGCACGGCTACCACGCAGGGCGTTGAACAGTGCTATGCCGCTGTACACATCACCGCCGATAGAGTTGATGCGGATATTCACTTTCCCGCCGGACTGCTCGGCTGCCAGCAACTCGGACACGATCGTGCCGCTTTTGGCATCACCGTAGTCGCCGATCTCGCCGTAAATGAACACGGTCGATGCGCCGTCCGGACCTTTCTGTATGTTCATGTATTTTCTGCTCATTTTTCCATTGCTCGCAGCTGTCGCCGCTTTTGGTTTTCGCTGCAAAAATGAGGCTTTGAAACGGCTAATTAAAATTAGGTCAGCATCATACACCTTTTAGTACACACCATGCCGCCTGTGTGCCGCATCATGTTGCGCATCTTTTGCCGGGGTACTTTTTTATGGCAATTTTGCACACTGTAAACCATTATTGTCTAACCCGTACATCAGTCTAAAGCCTTTGCATATGGCCGAACTAACAAATGCACAGAAAAAGGAATTTGCACGCACACTGTTCCTGCGCGAGAATCTCACCCAACAGGAGATAGCCGAACGTGTAGGGTGCTCCAGGGTCACCGTCTCAAACTGGGCACGCGCCGGAAAATGGGAGGAACAGAAAGCCGGACTGACACTCACCCGGCAGGAACAGGTCGCCAACCTTTACAGGCAGGTAGCCGAGATTAACCGTGCCATAGCCGCACGACCCGAGGGCGAAAGGTTCGCCACATCGAAGGAGGCCGACATCCTCGGGAAGCTCGCGGCCGCCATCTCACGCATGGAGCAGGAGGTCGGCATTGCCGACACCATCTCGGTGCTCACATCCCTGGTGGAGTGGCTCCGCCCGGCCGACCTTGAGAAGGCCAAGGAACTGTCCCGCCTGGCCGATGCATTCATAAAGTCACGTTTATAATCCCTTGCAACCGCCATAATGAAACAGGCCGATAAAATAGCGTTACTGGAGTGGCAGAAACTGCTCGACGACATTGCGCGCTCCACCCCGGTTGACAGGGCGATGTCTCATGCCGAGCGCGAAAAGCACCGCCGCCATCTTGAGGCGCATCCGCTCGAGTGGATAATGTTCTTTTTTCCGAATTTTGCCAGATATGAGTTCGCACCGTTTCAGAAACGGGCGATACTGCGCATCATCGCCAATGACGAGTGGTTCGAGGTCCTGTCATGGAGCCGTGAGCTTGCCAAATCCACTGTCACGATGTTCATTGTCCTTTTTCTTGTCCTCACCGGCCGGAAAAAGAATGTTATCCTGACATCCAATTCCAAGGACAATGCAGTGCGTCTGCTTGCCCCCTACAGGGCCATACTCGAGGCCAACGGCAGAATCATAGCGTATTACGGACGCCAGCAGACACTGGGCACATGGACCGAGAGTGAGTTCATCACCACCGGCGGGGTGGCATTCCGCGCCCTCGGTGCCGGGCAGTCTCCACGTGGATCGCGTAACGAGGCCATACGTCCGGACCTCCTGTTGGTCGACGACTTCGACACCGACGAGGACACAAAGAATCCCGACACCATCCGCAAACGCTGGGAATGGTGGGAGAACGCCCTTTATCCAACCCGTTCCATTTCCGAGCCGACCGTGGTGATCTTTTGCGGCAACATCATTGCACGCGACTGCTGCGTGGTGCGCGCCGGTGCCATGGCCGACCACTGGGACATCGTCAACATCCGGGATGCCGACGGACGTTCCACATGGCCGCAGAAAAACACCGAGGAACATATCGACCGTGTCCTCTCCAAGATTTCCCGCAAGGCTGCCCAGGGAGAATATTTCAACAACCCGGTTGCAGAGGGGGAGGTGTTCCGTACGCTCACTTTCGGCAAGGTCCCCCCGCTGAAAAAGTTCCGGAGCCTTGTGATTTACGGTGACCCCTGTCCCGGTGAGAGCCGCGCCGCCAAAGGTAAGTCCTTTAAGGCGGTGATGCTGCTTGGCAAACTTGACGGCAAACTGTATGTGATCCGCGCCCGTCTCGACAAGGCCCTCAATGCCGAGTTCATCGACTGGTATGTGCAGCTGCTGGAATCCGTGGGCGACACCGTCCCCGTCTACTGCTACATGGAGAACAACCGCCTGCAAGATCCTTTCTTCCAGCAGGTGTTCCGCCCGCTTGTGGCTAAAGTGCGCAGGGAAAGGGGCATACAGTTGTACATACGTCCCGACGAACGGAAGAAAACCGACAAGGCCACACGTATTGAGGCCAATCTCGAGCCAATGAACCGCGCCGGCGACCTCATTCTCAATGAGGCCGAGCGCGACAATCCACACATGAAGGAACTGGCCGACCAGTTCAGCCTGTTCACCATGTCGCTGCGCTATCCTGCCGACGGCCCCGATGCCGTGGAAGGCGGCAACCGCATTCTCGACGACCTCCTCAGGAGGGGGAGCCGCCCGGCCGTGATTTCGCGTTCGGATGTGGCTCGCCGCAATCCCCGCAGGCTCTGACGCCTGCCTGTACCTAACCATACATTTTTATCTCATATGAGCCAGTTTGTTCAGCTTTCAGACTATGATGCATCCATCCACCGCGAGATTCTCGACGCGCTCACACGCGACGACGCTTCGGTGGTGGAGATATGCGAGGACCGCGCCATTGCCGAGATGCGCTGCTACCTTTCCGGCCGTTACGACTGCGACCGTCTTTTCTCCGCCTCGGGCGACCAACGCAACCAGCTCGTGCTGATGATGGTGATCGACATCGCGGTGTACCATATTTTCTGCATCCACAATCCCCAGAAACTTTCACAGATCCGGAAGGACCGCTACGAACGTGCAGTCGAATGGATGAAGGCCGTGGCCAAGGCCGCAATCTCCATCGAGGGGGCGCCGCTACTGCCTGAGGGGCAGCGCACGGCCTCGCCACTGTTCCGGATCTCGAGCAATCCAAAACGTGCAAGCCATCTTTAACCACTGTTACAGACCATGAGCAAGAAGTCAGACAGACGCGACCGTAGCTCGCGCATGATAACATCCGGCGGCAATGTGCCGCGCCCGGGGCAGGCAGCCCCCAATGTGATCATACTTACACAGCCAAAACGGTTCGGCAAGGACATGTCCGACGTCACTGTGGCCATACGCGCCGCAGAGAACGTCGATTTTCCGCAGCGCGCAAAGCTTTACGACCTTTATGAGGACATACTGCTCGACACACATCTCACAGCCGTTGTGGAGAAACGGCGCACGGCTGCCCTGCGGTCGCCCATTGAGTTCCGCCGCAACGGCAAACCGGACGACCGCATCAACGAGCAGATAAAGTCCCCGTGGTTCCGGCGTCTGGTGTCCGACATCGTGGACGCGCAGCTATGGGGGTTCTCGCTGTGTCAGTTCTATAAAAAGGACGGATGGGTGGACTATAACCTGGTGCCGCGCAAGCATGCCGACCCGGTAAGGCGCATCATCCTGCGGCAGCAGACCGACATAACAGGCGAACCGTGGGACAATTACCCGAACCTGCTGTTCATCGGGCGCCCCGGCTCGCTGGGGTTGCTTGCAAAGGCCGCCCCCTGGGTGCTATACAAGCGCAACTCCGTGGGCGACTGGTCGCAGTTCTCCGAGGTGTTCGGCATGCCGATCCAGGAGTACACCTACGACAGTGACGATGAGTCAAGCCGCCAGCGCGCCATTGCCGATGCGGCAAACACCGGGAGCCTGGCTGTGTTTGTCCATGGCAACGACACGTCACTCAACCTCATAGAATCGGCAAACAAGTCCGGTTCGGCCGATGTGTACGAACGCTTGGTAGATGTGTGCAACAAGGAGATCTCCAAGGCAATCCTGCTAAACACTCTGACCACCGAATCCTCATCGACAGGCACACAGGCGCTCGGCACCGTCCACGAAAAGAGTGAGGAGAATGTCACGCAGTCCGACCGTCAGGACATCCTCGATGTGCTCAACTATGAGATGGCCGATATTTTCCGCGCGATGGGCATCGATACGGCCGGGGGTGAGTTCTGCTATCCCGAAAAGAAACGCATCGATCCCACAGCCAAGATAAACATCATCACACAGCTCCATACAGGGTTCAATCTTCCTGTGGGCGACGATTACCTTTATGAGGAGTTCGGGATTGAGAAACCTGCCGATTACGATGCCCTCAAGCTCCGGCAGGAAGAAGAACGCCGCCGTCAGGCCGAACGCGAGGAGGCCGCCGCGGCTCTTGTCGCACAGGATCCGGATGGCGACCGTACGGCTGATGAAGGCCGGGATGCCCACAACGATGGGGATAAAGGCAGCCGTACCAATTTACGCAACCTGCTCGGGCGTTTTTTCGGGAAAGCCCCGTCTCAGTCCGGCGGGGCGGATTTAGAATGGTAGTCGACAGGCTCTATTACAACGCCGGGGAGGCCCCGGAAGTGGCCACCTCCATCAACCTGTCGGGCGAAGTGCTCATGCGGGCACTGGAAAACATCTATTCCCGCAGGTCCCGTTCCATGTCTGCACCTGAGCGTAATCTATTTGATGCTGTCAGCCGCCGCATCAACGAGGGGATAAGCAAAGGGGTGGAAATGGCAGCTGCAGCTCCAGGCTCCGATTTTGTCAAGGCCCTCCGGCACAGTGCGGATGTGTTCTCGGCATTCAAGGTGCACCGTGCGCAATCCGACATGGCTCGCCTGCTGCTCGATTCAAACGGTAATCTAAAGCCGTTTGAACAGTGGTTGAAGGATGTGATGCCCATAGCGTCGCACCAGATGGGGCCATGGCTGCGCACCGAATACAACACGGCCGTGATCCGCGCACATCAGGCGGCCGACTGGCAGCGGTTCCTGCGCGAGAAGGATATTCTGCCCAACCTCGAATGGATTCCGTCCACTTCCGTTACACCGGGGCTGGACCACCGTCCGTTCTGGGGGGTGGTACGCCCCGTCGAGGATACGTTCTGGACAGACCACCGTCCGGGCGACCGCTGGAACTGCAAGTGCTCCCTCCGGGCCACCGACAGTCCCGCCACCGCTGTGCCGGATAACACCTCTGGAAACGATGCCCCGCAGCCGGGGCTTTCATCGAATCCCGGAACCTCCGGCGAGATTTTCTCCGACGACCACCCGTATTTCCCTGCCGACTGCACATCCTGTCCGTTCTACCATAAGTCCGTCCGGAACCGGCTGAAATCAATCTTCAAGAACCGGGCCAAGGATTGTTTCAACTGTCCGTACATCAACGGTTGTATTGACCGAGACACTGCAAAGAGACCTATTGCGGAGGCCGCTTTCAAGATTAAGCTGGAAGTAAAAGAGAAGGATTTGATGCCAAAAGCTGATAAATCTATGCACAACAACTTAAAGACTGGTATTTTAAACCGTACATACAAGGTGCGGGACACACTGCTTAAACATTGCCATCACGATTACGATGTAGAGGCGGCAGTGTACATCTGGAATCATCCGGAAAAACTAAGTTATGTTCGACCCAGCGAACTTGGAGAAGGTAAAGACATGAGTACCCCCGAGGCCCAGGCAAATATCAAGAAGAAGAAAGAAAAGCTAGGATTCTTAAAGTTTTATGTATATAAATTTGACTATGCAGGAAAATCTTTTGAAGTCAAGTTGGCTTTACACAAATATTGGTATGAACAGTTCTACTCTCTGTTAGAACAATAAAAATCCCCGCAACCACTAGCCGAGGCAGCCTATATGTGGAAGCAGGGACTTTGCAAATATAACGGTTTCTATTTAAACACCCAAATATGGCTACAGAAAATTTTGACAGTCTCAGCAGGGCTTTCGACGACCTGTTCCGACGGAAGCTCCCGGTGATGCTCGGGAGCCTGGCACAGGGGCATTTCAGAGACAATTTCCGTCTCGGAGGTTTTGTCAACGGAGGGCTGCATGAATGGAAGCCGGTCAGTCGGTTTGCCACCGGCGCCGCCGGAGGTTACGGGCCGCTGCTCTCCGGGCGCAATCATCTGTACAGCTCCATTGAGTACCGTGCATCCGACTATCGGGTGGTCATAGGCAACTATGTGGCCTATGCACCCGTGCACAACTGGGGCGCCGAGATTCCACGCACCGACCGCATGCGCCGCTATGCCTGGCACCGGTTCTTTAAGGCGTGCGGGGTCTCGGGCAACGAGCAGCCCGGTTCACGGCGCGCAAAGACCGCTCCGGATGCAGTGGCATCAAACCCAGAGGCCAAATTCTGGAAGGGGATGGCACTCTTCAGGAAAAGCACGGTCACAATCCCCCAGCGTCAGTTCCTGGGCGAAAGTAAGGAGCTGACCGATGCCATCCAGGCACGCATCGAATCTGAAATCACCAAACTTTTAGACAACTGATCTTATGGAAGAGATTTTTATCAACATCATGGAGCGCATCGCGGCCGAAATGCCGGAACTGTCGCTCATTGACGAGGATTACGGCCAACTGGAGTCTGCTCTCGGCGACGACCACTATCCGGTCACTTTCCCCTGTGTGCTCATCGGGAACACTGATTCAAACTGGTCGGACCTCGGAGGGGGCGCCCAGAACGGTGCCGCGTTCATCACCGTGCGGCTGGCAATCGACTGCTACACCGACACGCACTATTCCTCCGGCACTTATCAGGCTGTGGCCGAACGCTGGAAGGCTGCCAACAGGCTGTTCTGCGCCCTGCAGGGGTTCACTCCGTCCGAATGTGCATCCGAGCTGACCCGCATAAAGCAGCGTGACTATGCCATGCCACACAACATTAAGGTGTTTGAGTTTTCGTTCTCGTTCGAGCTGCACGACGAATCGGCCATGCAGATGCTCTGATCACAGCTCCGGAAACAGTGTGAGCTGCGCTGCCGTAAGCCGGGGCATCTTCACCCTCGGCACCGGCGACAGGTTCTCTATGCTCCTGTCACGGCTCTTGCGCCTGATTATGGCCATGATCCTGTCCTCCGAGATAAAGAATTCACGCTCCGACAGGATGCGCAGCGCATCGTCGAAGCGCAGCCGCTGCTTCTCCGTCCAGTAATAGTACCGGCGGCACAGTGCGGCGTCCCTTAGTTCTATGAGTTTTTTATCCCTGCCCTTGGCCATTGATTGCGTTCTCTTTACATGCAAAGATACTAATTAACTGCCGATTTTATACAAAAAGAGCCGTAAATTTTGCTTACGGCTCTTTTTTGTAGTAAGTCTGGACGTGAGGGTCAGTCAACGTCGGTCATCCCCAGGGGGATGTAGCGCCATGCGCCCTTGTCGTCCTTGTACTCGGCGCGGATGTAGCGCTTGGTCTCCGTGGGCTGGTAGGCCTCCTCGATGATCCGCACGCCCTCGAGGAACCGGTCGTCGCCGCTGTCCTCTGCCATCTTGCGCAGCTGCAGCACTCGGCTTGCCTTGATGTTCCCCTGGCCGTCGCGGCTCAGCAGGCGCATTACCGCGTTGACAAGCGATTTGCTGGTGGCATCCACGGCAAGGCTCTCGATGTATGCCGTGACCATGGCGATGCCATCCTCCACCGTGTCGCGGTAGCCGTCGATGCAGTTCACGCCCAGCGTAAGGCGGAGCTTGCTGTCGGAGGTGGTGAAAGTGTGGCTCCGCTGGTCGTCGCGCGTGAGGCCCAGAATCTCTGCCTTCATTTTAAGGATTGTCTCGAAATTGCCGTACACCGTATCCTTCACGGCCTTGATCTGCTCGCTGAGCTCACGCAGCTGCGGGATGGCGGTGCGCACCTCGTCGTCCACAAGTCCGGCATAGTCGGCACGCTGCTGCCGGCGTTCCGCCTCAAGGCGTTTCTTCTCCTTCTCGGCACGGTAGGCCTCGAACTCCTGCCGCTCTTCGGCAGTCATTTCTACATGTTCCATTTTCATCATTCTATATGGTTTTATGGTTAATACTGGTTATCTTTTTCGGAATTCAACTGCGGGAGAATCGTGCGGCCGAAGTTTATAAGAGCCTGTTTGTACCGTTCTCTGGCTTCCGGCCACGGATCTTTCAACAGGTGCTCCGCATCATTCAGAAAATGCTTCGCGGCGTATGCCTCAGCCGCCTGCTCGAGGCGGCAAGCATCAGTTCTGTCTGTCATTGTCTTTTCTTTTCTTCGGGTTGATAATCGGGACAATCGCTCAAATTCGGATTCAAAAACTGGCATTTCAAATCCATATAGACACCGTTTTCTGTCGCGTAGAGTTTCTTATCTATGCAATCGCCATTAGTGAGCAGCTTAGTACATGCACGGTCGTCTTTTGGGCGGTAAATTACCCTTTTGTATTCTAATACCTCATCGTAAATAAATTCCAACATCTCTTAGTCGGGGTCATAGTCATACACTCTCAGTTTTGATTTGAGCCAGTCGCAGGGCTTCATTGCGAAATCGAAAAGGAATGTTTCGCTCAGTCTGCCGAGATAGGCTAATATGATAAATGGCAGTACAATCAAAGAGATTATGCCATTCAGCGTAAAGCACACGGCTCTGCGGTATTTCTTTTTCATGGCCATTTTCAACAGTCAAGAAGCAATACCTCAATCACCTCATCTTCGTCCTCGATGGTTTTCGGTTCCAGTGTTTCCACTGGGACTTCCCCGTAGTTCCAGTCGTTGTAATACACCTCCATGTCCTCGGGGTACTTCTCCAGATTCTGTATCAGCCGTTTTACATTCATATGCATTATGTTTTGTAAGGTTTATAAATAGCCAAAAAGGCTTGGCTGATTAACATACGCCTCAAGCTTGTTGATTACATCGACGGCTTTCTGCAGCCTGGGACCGATTGCTTCTCTAATTGCTGCGGCATCCGGATCGTCATCGTCAGAAAGTCGCTCGACGGCCGCATTTTTAACCGCCCAGTCCCTTTGTCGGCATAACGCCTTGACTGCCGCGGCGTATGCATCATCAACTGTAGGATACCAATCTTTGTCTCCCTTTTTCACGAAAGTGGAGCCGTGACTGTATCCCGAAGTCCCCAGCATGCATTTAACACCATACGACCAGCCCTCCGGACTTTCAGAGACAGATATGGTTATGCTGTTATAAGACCCTTTATCCTTCCAGGAGAACGCAATACGCGGATTAGTACAGACGTCGCAGTCATTATACCTGAACCCGTTGAATTCAAAAGCGGTTTCTTGTCCTCTTAGGGGCCATGTTTCCTGGCAGCGCTTAGTCCATTCTTCCGCAGTGTAACGCCTGCCTGTGCTTCTGGTGACATGAAATGTCTGAGGCCGTTTGTCTCTCATATCCTTTCTCAATTTAAGCCTGCCCCAAGCAGGAACCGGACGGTATCACTATGGTTATTGATGTATTCTTGGGCTTGGTGTCGGTGCTTTGCGCTTTGCGCCCCATGCCGAAGCCACCTTTCTGTTTTATGCAATGGAGCTTGCGGCGCAGCTCACGGTGCTCCTCCGCTGAGATGAGATAAAACACTTTTCCCATGATCCGCGGATTCTCGCACAGATGGTTCACTCGCCCCCAGTCGGTGGTGTCCACACCCATCTTCTGCATGAGTTTGAGGGTGGCGCTCCGTTCCCGGCGCAGCTCTTCATTTTGGCCTGTTTTACGCTCCAGATCCTCGCAGCAGCGGTTGTATTCCTCCCGGGTCATCTGATGCAAGCTACAGGTGCGACCGTCGGTGTATTGGTAGACGATGCTCTGCTTCACTTCGTCGCGGTCACCAATCGGGTTCAATGCCCGGATGGCAGTGTAAAATCTGCCGAAATTCGTCACTTCCATTTTAGCCGATATTATTTGTCGTTTTTAAAATACCTTCCGCCCATACGGGGTAATAGATTCCCGGTTCCGGTATGAACCGCCCCTGGCAGTATGCCTTGTAACCGCTCACCCTCACCTTCACTCCGGCAAAGTATTTAAGCCGTTGTGCTGCTTTGCCCATCGGCTGCCCCTTGTACTCCTGGCTAATGAAGATGAAACATTTGCGGGGGAAAGCCTCAATGAGTGCCTTTGTCTCGGAAAAATCCCATTCGGATGCCTGAAAGCTGTCGACAATTACGTATTTCGGGCTTTTCTTTCGCCGCAAACGGGCTGTCAGCTCATCGATGGTGTCACGGGTGGCTATTCGGAACCGACCCTGTACCTCGTTCATCCGGAACCGTTCCAGGCGCTTCTGGAACGACTGGCTGATGCCTTCCTCATAGCTCATGTACAGCACCAGGCCGTATTCCGTGAGCTTCTTGGCAAGCTGCATCACAAAACTGCTCTTTCCGGAGCCGGACGGCCCGTGCACCATCCATGTCTCGTTGACTGTCGGATGCCCGAAAGCCGCCGCCCATTCATCCTCCCATGGAAGCGTCTCGTAGGTTTTGGCGAGAATATCTTTTGTACTGTATGCGCGTTGTGTCATGGTCACGATCTTTTGAGTTTCTCTATCTCAGTATATACGCGGCGCAGACCGCCACGGGAAATACGTACAATCTGAGCTATGTCGGCCCCTTCCGGCGCATTGATCTTGGCCACAATCCGCGCCTGCTCGTTCAGGAATGCCCGGCGATCCTCGCTACTGTCTGGTGTCACTTTGCTGTAGCGGTCGCCGTAGCGGCTCAACATCTCGGTGTAACCCACCTTCTTGCACTCTATTGCACGGTTGACTCTCTCTTTCAGTCCGTCGGCACCCATCATATACCATGCGCAGCAGCGTTCGGTAGCATTCCACAGGGCTTTCAGTTCCAGAAATGCCTCATATTGCAGGTCGCCGGCCTCGTCGAGTATGATCAGGGGCGTCTTGATCGAACGGATATAGAACACCAGGTCATCGTAAACATCGGCATAACGGCCCTTGGAATCCACGCCGAACTCTGAGGCGATCCGGCGCACAAGTTTCAGTTTTGTTTTCACCTGTGAACAGTCTATGTACACGGCGTTGCGGTGTGTCTGCACATAGTGCCGGGCTGTGAATGTCTTGCCGATATTGGGCTCATCACAAAGGATGCCGCTCACACTCGACTGCTGGCAGAATTCCAGCTGGGCGGTGACATACTGGAACACCGGGGTCTTTGCCGCCCGCCACTCTATCTCGTCGCGCAGACGGACACCGAGCTTGCGGGCTATGCTGATCCAGTTGGCATCGCTCAGCACCCTGTCGGTCTGTCCGTTCTTGATGGAGCTGTACACCGAGGTGGTTATCCCGAGTGAGGCGGCATGTTTGGCATCGCTGGGGTAGTTCTTTCTCGCTTCGGTTATGGCGCCGGTTATTTTCTTTCTGATCTCTGTCGTTATCATGTCGAAATGGTGTTATATTGTCGTTTGTATGGTGTTTTAATGCCGTTTCAGGTGTCGGCCCGGCCTGCGGCAGCCCAGTCGGTGCTGATCACATATGATGCCATGGATGCCATCGGATCGGTATCGGATTCCTGTATGGGGGTAGCCACCGCCTCGGCCGTGGTCTCGGTCAGCTCAATCCGTTTGGTGGTGCCTATCCTCGGCGCTGCATTGCGGCGGACGTAGGCCTCGAACTCGCTGAATTTCTTGCACTGTTCGGTAAATATGGCCTTATCCTCCTCGGTCTGTTCGGCATACACGCGGTTGTAGGTCCTTACCTTGCTCACCTTGTCAATGTAGGTGCCGTTCTGGTATAGGTAGACACCCTGCGGCTCGCCGTTTTCGTCCGGCAGATAAAAGGCCGTCACCTTCAGGTTGTTTGGCTCGAGACGCTCAAGCACGGCCGGACTGCTAAGCCACCAGTCGGTGTGATGCACACGTACAGTGGAGTTGCGCCTGATGCTTGTTTCCACACTTTCCCCGATATAGCGGCTCAGCGATGCATGGTCGAGCGGACGCAGCGTCGGGTTAATATTGGCTTCAAGCACCTGCCAGCGGGTCATGCCCGGGTATTTTTTCTGATTGGGATGCAGGGTGTTGTTCCACTCCATGTTGTCGGCCCGGTCATCGGCCACGAGCTGCTCGAATGTGAAGTAGCGTCTGTCCTGATAGTTTTCGTTGGTCCCGTCGCTGATCTTCTGGCGGTCGATGCGGTTCTTGCCTTTGTTATAGAATCGGCCTACCCCCGTGTGGTTCTTGTGGGCTATCGAGCGTTTGAAGGCACCGTTGAGCGGTTCGGCATATTTTTCCTGCGAGTTGAGCGGGGCGCAGAAGTGTACGAAGTCGAATATCTCGCCGGCTCTCAGGAAGCCTTCGCGGTACTTGCTCATCAGATGGTTCTCCACCTCTATGCCGGCCGGCACTCCCCATCCGTTGCGCCCGATCAGCCTGAACATGTCGCGGAAACAATCCACCACCAGGCCATCGTCCTTCTCACGTCCGTAGGCGGCGCCTATCCTGCACTGGCTCACCACATCGTAGGCATAATATGCATGCACAGTGCCGTTCCCCTTCATACGGCGCGGCAGGTCCACGTCGTCCATGGTAATCTGTGACAGCGAGAACTGTCCGCTGTGGCGGTGCATGTGTGGCATCTGCTCGTGGTAGAAGTCGCTCCAGCTTCTGTGCCGGGCCTCGATCAGCAGTTTGTTCTTCGGCTTGTTCAGGTAGTTGGCTATCGTGGCATCGCTCGGGATCCATGGCTCCTCGTTCTTTTTTGCAAAGGTGTCGGGGTCGAACAGTTCGCCGGTTTCCGTGTCGTAGACATCCAGCTCACCGGTGAGAAACATGATGTACATCTCCCTGACCGTGGTGTTGTAGGGCTGGTTCTCCAGACAGGCGATGCCCAGTATCACCCGCTCCTCGCGGTGTGTCATGCGTCGTGCCGTCTGGTTGCCGAACTTGCCGCTGATAAGGCTTGCGTAACCCTCTTTGCGGTATTGGGCCACCTTTTTACGGAAGCGGAACATCGACGAGGGCAATGTGTGTCCGAACTGCTCGCGCAGGCTCTCAACGGCCTTGGCCATCTTTTCCCATTGGTAGGTGTCGCCGAGTATCCGCTGGAAGTCGCTCGCACGGGTATGGAGCTTGATGCAGCAGTTCAGTACGCTGGCATTCACCACACATTCCTCTATCCACTCACGGCGGCGCTTCTCGTCCTTGAACTCCACTGGGCATTTCTCCCGGTCGTTGAACCACACCACCGCGGCCTGGTCTCGCTCGTAGTTCTCCCGGAACCATCCGGCAGCCAGAATCTCGTCGCCGTTACCGAGCTTCGCCTTCACTTCATCAAGATAGCGGGTAGGTAGGGAATCAACTACAACGAGTGCATAATTGCCCTTGCCACGGCCGGAACGAGCCATATCCAATCTTTTACGTGAAGCCAGCTGACGGCAGTATTCCTGCGTCATTATGCCGGCCCGTTCAAGCTCGATTGGCCTTATACATTTTTGTCCGCCGTAGTATTCCATTGCTTTACCTCCTTATCTGAGCGCTGATGCCACTTGTTCCATCTCGGCAATCATCGACACAAGGACTGTCTCGTAACGATGCACCACACGTCCCTTATGGTAGATCTTGCCTTCACCGGTCTGCTTGTCCAGATATATTTCCGCACCGTTGGGGAACACCTTATGCATGCAGCCGTCCGAATCAAAGAAACACTCCGCCTCAGCACCCACACAGTAGGTACACCCGCCATTCTGTTTGGCTGCCATGCGGATCTTCCTCGCCAGCTCGTTGTTCTGGCGGTAGGTCAGTGCATTCTTGATGCACCGTTCCCCTGCGTCGAACACCTTCATCAGCTTGGCCATCGTTGCCTTGTCTATCGATATATACTTGTTCATCTTTTAAAATTTTATTCTTATCTTTATGCCGTTTTCCAAATGGAATAGTCTTATGAGAGAAGTTATCCGAATAATGATTGTGGACTACAGGTCTGCCACTGAAAAGAAGCGACATATACGCGACCTATTCGCGTTCTGCAAAGCCGCTCGAATTCAACAGCCGTCATTACTACCCTTGCCAGGAGAGGACTGTTACGAAATCGATTTAACAGGTCTGACCGAACATAAAGCACTTCTGTGGCTCCACATTCTTTGTGATCTGGCCGCATTGAATCCCAATTTTGCCGTAGAGTTGCAACAACGGGAATTTTATCCTTTCTCATAATCTCACTTATCTTTTAATTGGTTATTGATCTTGTTGATGGCATGCCTCATGGCCTGCTGTCCGGCGAGCAGCGCATTGTATTGCCTTGACCCGCTTATCTCGCCGTCATCGTGGGTCTCCTCGAATTCTGTAAGGATCCTGTCTGTGTCGGCGATGTTCTGCTCCAGCGTCTGCAGCAGCTGCTTCACCGCATGCCCTGTCCTTTCCTCTGAGTGTTGCTTCATGTTTTCTCGGTTTTAATGATTTGTGGACGACGCGGGATTCGAACCCGCCTCTCTGTCTCAGTCCGCACTCCTTCGGCAGCCTCCTCTGCCTTTATTACCACGCGGTAATGTTGGTTCCGTTACAGTGTTTCTTCCGCAAAACTTGCCGTCCAATTGCCGGCGATGGCGTGGATGGGATTGATTGCTTCTCCCGTTTGTCCATCGCCGGCTCTCAAAACTAAATTATGATAACTCCTGTTTCTCGCCTCTCTCGGCGAAGGTGCCCTCACGGGTTGGCCTGATCTTACCTTATTATCGTACCTGGTATCTTAAATTACCCCAAGGATAAATTCCCTATCTTCATCCCATAGCGGATAACCTTCCGCCATTGTAAGTCTGACAACCTCGCGTTCTCCGATGAGCCGTACAGCCTCACGCCTGAAATCGGAATCCTCGTATGCATGAGCCTTTCCGAGCAGGAATTTAGCATGCTCTATCGCCTTTTCTCCCGCTTCCTTCAACTCTTTGCTGCGTTCCTCCAGCATCCTGCTCAAAACTGTTGCAGTCTTGGCAAGAGATATTGTCAAAGGATTTTTACCGGTTTGCCGCCAACGCCTGCAGAATTCATCTTTGTCCATGTCCCCGGCTGCCATGTACATTTGTTCAATGGCAGCGTATTCCTCTGCGTCTGTTTTCAGGCCTGTAAGTTCTTCAAATTCTTTCTGTGTCATAATGGCTTTATTTTATTTCGTTGATAATCGGTCTTTTCGGGCAACCGAAAACCGTGACCAACCGGTATTTCAGGTCCGCCACATATAATTCCGGAGCGGCAAACACGATGCCGTCCTCCTCGGCGAATCGAAATGACACCCCGTCCAGCATCAGGACGGCTGCCACCCTGCTCTTGAAGCTGTTTGTCTGCCACTCTTTTATTTCGTCCATCTCATTCATATCTTAAGTCCTTTAATTGTTAAAAATTGCTTGTCTCGCGTCTTTTCCGTATATTTGACGCCCATTCCAATTGGAATACGTTGCAAAGATAATCGATAATTTTCGCGTATCAAAATTTTATCTCAATAATTTTCGCAATATGTGTAAAATTTTATCTCGAATTAAACTTATAGCAGATACTTCAGGAATTACGATTGGTGCGATAGAGCGCACCATTGGAGCCAGCAGGGGCGTTATTTCCAAGGCAATAGCCAAAGGAACGGATATCCAATCTAAATGGCTGGAACTTATATGCGAAAATTTTCCCGAGTATTCTCCTCAGTGGCTCTTGACTGGGGAGGGTGAGATGCTCAAATCCAAACGAGGCACCGAAGTTATTCACGATCATCCGTTATCAGAATCTTATCATAAAGTTATTAATAATAAGGGCATAGAGCAGGAACTGGAGGTGGACACATCTAAAACTCGCCCCCGCATCCCCCTTGAAGCAGCTGCCGGATCATTATCAATTGTCACACAGTCTGTATCCCACAGTGATTGCGATTATCTACCCCTTATCACCCGAATACCCGATTATGATTTCACCATCATGGTCAAAGGAGATTCAATGGAACCAGATTTTTTGTCAGGCGACGAAGTGGCCTGCCGCATGGTAACCGAACGATCCTTCATCCAATGGGGGCAGCCTCATGTCATTGATTCTTACGACGGAATTGTGCTTAAACGCATCCACGATAAGGGCGATAAAATACTCTGCACCTCCGATAACCCTGCCTATGGGGATTTTTACATACCTAAGGCTGACATCCACAATCTTGCCCGTGTGGTCGGCCTGATTCGCCAATATTAACCCTTCTGCCACCCATGTGATACTGTATGAGTACAATTCATTTTAATAATATTTACTATGATTGTTTTTGACAAACATCGTCTCATAAATACTATAATTAGAATTTATGAGAATCGCCATGGGAAATCAGCGAAAACAGAACATGAGAAACGCCATATAATTCAATCTATAAGTCAATGGTGG